GTCTCCGACACCAACCTCATATCTTCAATTGTAACCCCCGCGAGCGTGCCAGTTCGGCCGTCCAGCGCAAGCCGGAAGTCGTCCGCCAACTCCCTCGCGACGTCGTGGGTGAGCGCCCACGAGGCGATTTGGATGCTCATCAGCGGCAGGTACATTGGCCCCGTCAGCGTCGACTCGCGGGCAACATTTGCTCTCTTGTAGACAAGGAACGGGAAGTCGGTCTTCGGCACCGCCACGGCGTAGATGCGGAATCCGACCCGCCGGGCCACGGCCGGGTTGCCGGCGAGGACTTGGTAGACGTGCTTTTCAGGCTGGAGGAGCATGGTCAGCCGCCGCGGACGGCGATCTCCGATTGAAGCCGGGACCGCAAGATCGACAGCGCCTCGCTGCCGTGCTGGTTGATGGCGTTTTCCATGAGGTTCTGCGGCTTCATCCCCGCGAGTGTCTCGCCGGGAGCGAGCACGATGGGGTGCTGCGGCCTGCCATCGCCTCCGGGGCCGGGGCCGGCAAAGTCCCTCGAGTACCCCGGCCGCCCGCCCGCGTTGACTCTTTCGTCGAGGCTTCCCATCAGGAAGTAATAGCCTCGCGGCATGGTCGCAAACTGCGAATTGTTGAACGACCCGGACCTGCGGAATCGCTTGTTGATCAGTTGGTGGACGTTGATGTAAGTCCGCCGGCCTCGGCTGCCCGGTTTTCTCGCTTTGGTCCCGAACTCGATGAGCCATGCGTGATTTCCACTCTCCACGCCGGGGCGGCTGCCGACTGGTCCGGTCTGGCGGGGGCCGACGACGGCGACCGCGGCTGGGCCGTTGTCTCCGGCGTATGTCTTGGTCTTCGCATCGACCGACTTGTACAGGTTCCCGGTCGCCTCGCGGGCCTGTGCGGCCGAGGCGTAGGCGTCACTGATTGGCTTGCTCGCCTCGCGGACGGCCTTCTTCAGAATCTGCTCGCTGCTGGCGGCCTGCACCAGTTCGTTCAGTCGCCTGACTAAGTCCCTCGCGCCGGCGGTTTTGACGGTGACGAACTGGTTTGCTCGATCGAGGCCGGTTCCGCCTCCATCGAGTTCCTGCGGCGACCCGATCCCCTGAACAATCGCCATCACTGCACCTCTCTGGCGAGCATCTCGAGGTACGTGCGGTTCCCGCGTTCCGTCACGCTCGCTAGTTCCATTGTCCTGCCCCTCCAGACCACGCGGTGGAGGTGCGTGACATCCTCGCGATACCGGATGCGGATGCGGTGGGTGGCGATCACGTTGGCCTGCTGGGCTTGCAGGACATCCCGGCTCGAAAGCCCCTCAACCTGCGCCCAGAACGTCCCGACGGTCGTCTCCCACGAGAACGTCGACTCGCCCGAGAAACTCCGCGTCTCTGTCGGGGCGAGGACCGTGACCCGCTCGGTGTACTTGCCGATGTCGATCACGACACGCTCCCGTTCCCGAGGAGCACGATGTCGTAGGAGCCGCCGTTGGTCCCGGTCACCGTCACGCCGGAGGCCGACATACCCGTCGCCGACGGGTCGGACTGCACCGCCACGGCGCCGGCCGCCACGGTCAGGCCGGAGGCCGGGAACGGCGCCCCGGCGAACGCGAGGCTCGACGCCCCCTTGTTTCGCACGTAGTAGAGTTTCACGGCCGTGAGCGTCACGGTGACCGTGGCCCCGTCACGGACGTCCGAGAGCGTTGCCAGCGAGAACGTCTGCGACGCCCCCGAGAGCGTCTTCGTGGCACTCCACGCCAGTTGGGCTTGGTTGCCCGCCGTGCCATTCGTCAGCGTCTGGGCGTAGGACGCCGGCGTCACCCGCAGCGACGAGGACAGGTCCGTCGCCGAGGTCTCGTGGGCCAGTACCGACAGGCTGATCTGTGCCGAGAATGCCATCGCTCACGTCCCCATCGCGTAGAACTCGTACCGTTCGGAAGGCACGCCGCCAACCCGGAGGATCGATCCCCCGACGGTCGTTCCGAACCCGTCCGAGTTCGGGCACGACAAAAGCCACGCCCCCAGCGGCCGGATCGGAAACCCGCGGAGCGTCAGGCTCCCGAGGTTGACCATCGGCGAGAAGTTCCACGACGTCACGTCCTGCCGGAAGATCGAGAACTGCGTGCCGTTCCAGCCGGCCGACAGGCCGATCGCCGACGTCTCCGAGAGGTTCTTGACGAAGAGCAACTTCACGACCGAGAGACCGCCGGTGGCGAAGTTGATCTCGTCGTAGCCGATCGCGCCGAACGTCCGCCGCTCCGCGTACACGAGGTCGCAGTCGCCGGCGTCCACGCCGATCGAGATCGGCTTCACCTCGACACCCGTCGCCAGCCCGCTCTGCGTCGTGCGACGGGCATCGACGCTTGCGCGAATCTGGGCGGTGAGGGTCATCGGTAGCCGGCCCACCCGGAGGCCGCCAAGAGCGTGTCGAACGTCTGCGGCACCGGCAGCACCTGCGAGTAGCCAGTGACCACGGGCTGCCGCATCTCGAACCAGTGTGCGACCAAGAGCGCGATCGCCTGCCGGAGGATCGGCGGCGTCGAGGCACCGGAGGAGCCGTAGCCGGCCGTCCACTGCACGACCACGCTGTTCTCGTCGCCGCGAACAGCCGGCCAAACGCCGTTGTAGTTCGGGTAGATGCGGCCCGGCGTCGTGTAGCGGTCCACCTGAAAGTCGCCGGCGGCGCTCGAGAGCGAAAGGTTCTGCCCTGCCTCGTTGCGGTAGGTGACCGTCACGGTCTCCGGCTGCATCGGCGGGCGGGGCAGAATGAGTTCCCAGATCGGGAACACGTCATAGCGGGCCTGCCAGACCTGCGTGATGACGCTGATGTCGAGGATGTCCTCGACGTACTGCCTCGCGGCCGTGATGTACGTCTGGACGAGAGCGTCGGAGGTGTCGTCGTCGATCCTGCACTGCGCCTTCGCCTCGGCGAGGCTCAACGGCTCGACCACGGGCGGCGTGGCTTGATACAGGCTCCGGTACGGCGTGATGCCGATCGTCGGTGACCTTGGCTCGCCGTAGACGATGGTGACGTTCATTTCTTCGGCTTCCTGCGGTGCTGCTCGACGGCCCGCTCGAGCGGCGGATCGGTCGCGTCCGCGGTCTCAACCTCTGGCGGAGCCGGCCGGACCTCCTCGATCAGGCCGCGGGCGGCTAGGACGCGGGCCATCCCGTCGCCCCAGTCGAACTCTTGGCCTTCCTTGTAGTTCGCGAAGTTCTTCTTGATCCGCACTCTCATGCCACGAATCCCCACGCACCCTCCGGCGCCTGCTGGCCGCTGTTCCAATACTCGGTCGTGTGCTGCTGAATCTTCCCGCCCTCGGTGGTGCGGCTGGGCCATGTGATCATCAGTTCGGCGTGGCCGACGCTGACGTGCGTCGCGATGCCCAGCGTGTTGCCGGCGGACTCCCATGCGCGCCAGAATGCGATGTCCTCATCGACGTGGCCGCCGGTGAACTCGCCCTGCTCGTTGGCCTTCGCCAAGAACCACGGCTTGGGCGTCTTCTTGAGCGCGGCGCACCGCAGGAACGTGCAGCCGAAGTGCGCCGTCGCGACCCGCTGGACCGGCTTCTTGAACCAGTCCTCGTCGACCGTCGTCTGCTGCTCCGGCGTCACGCCCGGCAGGGCGAACATCACCGCGTTCGCCTCCCGCTTCGTCTGGAGCGGGGCGATCGCGTCCACTCCCGAGTGCATCAGGAGTGCAAGCAGCGCTTCGATCGTCTTCGACGTGAAGATCGTGTCGTAGTCGAACGTGAGGATCACGTCGTGGTTGTCCACGACGGTTTCCATCGAACGCTGGAGGCATTGCCCCCAGAACGCCCCGGTGTACTTGATCGGCGAGATGCGATGCGGCGCGAGAGCCTGCGCGACGCAGAAGAAGTTGTCCGTGAAGCCGAGGCGTGGCGTGCTCATCAGAGCAGCCACTTTGACCTCGGCTTCCACGTTGCCGATACGCAGTAGCATGGAGTGCTCCTTGGAAGGAGCGGGGGCGCCTCCATGCGCCTGCTCGGCCGTCATGGCCGTCCCGCTGTACGGGAATCAGCCCTTGACCCACTTGGCGACGTTGACCTCGG